GTGGGGGCACTGGACTTTGGATGTACCCACCTCCTGATGGGCATCCTGCAACCCAGTCTTTCTGGGCTAACCTAACCGACCCGGTGCCTGAACTACTTACAGTTGTTCCTGATACAGACACCCCTCTAACCTTTAATACATTAACCAATCAAAGTTTTGTACGAGGAACTGGGGGTAATTACAATATCAGTGGTAGAGTAAGTGGTGGAGACACTCCTTATTCCTATTCCATGACTCCAGCTACAACTGGGATTACAATAGGGGCCTCAACTGGTATTATCAATGTATCAACTTCTGCTGCTGTTCAGGCTGCAACTACATACACTGTTGTTGTAACTGATAGTGATGCACGGACTGCTTCTAGAACTCTGACCATCACTGTAGAGAACGATGTAAGTCCTCCTAACGAAGATGGATACAATATTGTAAACGTCACTACCTCAACCGGGTTAAGGACAGCTATTACTAACGCAGGTAATGCTAAGACTAAGATTAGACTAGCAGCCGGAACTTACGGTGCTGTAGCTAACTTTAATAACATTACTCGTACAGCTAATAGTCACATTATCATTGAAAGTGCTAACTACTCTAACCCCGCTAACTTTAGTGCATCTGACCCCATTAACATGGTGGGGTGTTCCTTCATTACACTTAGGTGGCTTAATTTTGAAGGTGGGACGAGTAACAACACTACAGCACTAAGGATAGCTACATCTAATAATATCGTAGTGGAGAGGTGTTCTTTCCAGGGGTATAGAGAACAGCTAACCCTAGCTGAAAGTGATAACGTTGTATTCCAATATAATACAATGACCCAATCACGGATGGACTTCATTCGTATCTTCTACCATTGTACTAATATCTTAATCTACAAAGTTAAAGCCTACAACCACTTCCTAGCCAACATTGGGGGTGAGCATAGAGACTTTGTTCAGTTTGCTACTAATCCTAACAATCTTGATGGGAGTAGGTATGGGACTAACAATGTCACTATTAAAAGTTGTATCTTTATCAACGACACTATTGAGACTAAGAGTGAAAGTGAAGGGGCCTTCGGGGCACAGTCTGTTCAGACTATGTTCGTTTATAACGACATCCTTCGTGTCAACTCTAATGGGACTTACCCAACTTATGGGGCTCAGCACCTAGGAAGGGCCAAACATCTAGGTCTATTGATTGAAGATTGTTATGGTAGAGGTCACAACATTAATGGTGTTGCTCTTTGTGGAACTGAAGGTGCTATTGTTAGAAGAGTGGTGTTAAGACAAGCAGACTTCCCAGCTCAAACTGGTAATGCTACTAAGATGTCTATTAACTTCTATGTAATGAAGAATGCTGGAGGGACAGCTTGGAATGAACAAGTAGATGTTCATGACGTTGTTATTCCTTCAGTTAGTGCCACTAGAAGAACGATTGAAAATGACCCCAATGGAACCATTGGAACTACTGCTCAAATAGGGAGCGGAAGTGTTACAAACATTACTGCTTCAAACACTGCTTGGCCTACTGGATGGCCTAATGGAACTAGTGAGACAATTGCTGGTATGACATGGGCTGGACGGGATGCCACATAAGGAAAGATAATGAGTAAAGAGCTTACAGAGAAACAAAGACTATTTTTAGAACACCTATTTGGCGAAGCCCAGGGTGTAGCTCATGTAGCTAAAGTCATGGCTGGTTACAGCCCTCAGTACTCTACCTCTGACCTCGTTAAATCTGTTGAAGACGCGCTTTTGGACTATACTAAGAGATTCTTGGTGCAACATGGTCCAAAAGCCGTCATCTCCTTAGTGGGTGTTATGGACAACCCTACAGAACTTGGGGTTGCTCATAAGATTACAGCAGCTAAAGATGTCTTGGATCGTATTGGTATTAGTAAAACAGAAAAAGTAGAAGTTAGTAACGGATTGTTTATCCTTCCTCCGAAAGATAGTGTAGATGGCTAGAGCACCAAGAAATTACAGAAAAGAATATGATGAGTTTCAGGGCAAGCCTGAACAGATCAAAAGGAGAGCCCAACGTAACTCTGCCAGAGCTTCAGCTGCCAAACGAGGTAGTGTAAAGAAGGGTGATGGCAAAGAGGTTGATCACTTAGGTTTCAATCGTAAGGGGGCGCTTGATAATAAGAAGACTCGTGTTGTCTCTAAGAAGGTCAACAGGAGCAGGCAACCTAAACGTAATGGGAAACATGATTAATGGCACAGTCGTTTAAGGCAGCTTTCGCAGCTGCCCGTAAGGCCAACAAGAAAGAGTTTATGTGGAATGGCAAGAGCTATAACTCTGAACTAAAAGAATCGGTTCGTCCTAAGGCTCGTGGAGAGACCTCTACAGGCCCTAAGCCACGTCCCTCTATGGGGCCTAAGCCCCGTCCTTCTACCCCTGTAGCCAAGGCAGCTGCTAAGTCTCCGGGGGGATTGATGCCCGACTTGGCAGCTATTAAGGCTGGTAATCAGGCTCAGAGAGAAGCTCGTAGAGCGGCTAGGGCAGAAGCTGACAAGCCTAAGGTTACTAAGGCCTCAGCCCCTGCTATGAACAAGGATGACAAGTCTAAGGACGCTGTTAAGAAGGCTATGGCCAAAGCGGCTGGAGCTAAATTTCGGTAATAACAACTAAGGAGATAGAAATGAAGTATGCATTCCTAGGGCTAGTAGCCCTTATGGGCCTCAGTGCCTGCGCACAGATTGATCCTTATCTTTCTCGTGACGCTCAGTGTCAGTTGCTTGATGTAGCTAGAGTTGCTGCTGAAGCTAAAGGACTCACTGTAGAACAGTATGTAAATGTCAATGACATCTTTATCTGTGCTGAAGTTGACGGCACAAAGTTGGAAGTTGCAGAATAAATGTTTAGTGAAGCTGATCAATTAAGTTTTATAAATAAAAACTGGTCAGCAATCCCTCGAATAGCACGAACTGTCCCGTTTGGTTTTCAGGAAGATCCTGATGATCCAGACCTACTTCAGCCAGTGATTTCAGAGCTACAAGCTCTTGAAGTGGCCAAGAAGCATCTAATTCAGTTTAGTTATAGAGATGTTGCTGCTTGGCTAACTCAAGTCACTGGGAGAGAAATCTCTCATATGGGCTTAAAGAAAAGAGTGGATAATGACAATAAGCGACGACGAGAGGCTTCAACTATTAAAAAATGGGCCGAACGCGAAGAAAAGGCTCGGGCCAAGGTCGAAGCGATCCTCCAAAGACTTGGTGAAACCAGTCGAGGAGACGAAGAGCAACTTAGTTTTGATTTCGGGGACAGAAAAGCTTCCTGAAGAAACAGAAGAAGAGCAAAGAGATATTATCTTTGCACCTAATGCAGGCCCTCAGACAGCCTTCTTGTCTGCTACAGAACAGGAAGTGTTGTTTGGGGGTGCAGCGGGTGGCGGTAAATCATACGCCATCTTAGCTGACGCTGCTAGAGATTTAGCCAACCCCAGTTTTGCTGGTCTGTTGGTAAGAAAGACTACAGAAGAATTAAGAGAACTTATCTACAAGAGTCAAGAGCTTTACCCTCGTATCTTCCCTGGCATTAAGTGGTCAGAAAGAAAATCTGAGTGGTTCTTCCCTAAGGGAGGTGGCAGACTCTGGATGAGCTTCTTGGACAGAGATCAGGATGTTACTAGGTACCAAGGACAGGCATTCACTTACATAGCTTTTGACGAGCTTACACAGTGGGCAACACCTTTCTGTTGGAACTACCTTCGTTCACGCTTACGTAGTAGTGATCCTAATCAACGACTTTATATGCGAGCTACTTCCAACCCAGGAGGGGTAGGGCACCATTGGGTTAAAGCAATGTTTGTCAACCCTGCCCCCTGGGGGGAACCTTTCTGGGCTACAGATGTAGAAACAGGGGAAGTTCTTCAGTGGCCTAAGGGTCACAGTAAAGAGGGACAGCCCTTGTTCAGAAGAAGGTTTATTCCTTCTCGTCTAAAGGACAACCCCTACCTGTATGAGTCAGGGCAATATGAGGCTAACCTACTCTCTCTTCCTGAACACCAGAGAAAGCAACTGCTAGATGGTGACTGGGATATTATTGCTGGTGCAGCTTTCCCAGAGTGGAATAGAGATATTCATGTTGTTAAGCCCTTCACTATCCCAAGTGCTTGGAGAAAGTTCAGAGCTTGTGACTATGGGTATGGGAGTAAGTCAGCTGTTCTTTGGTTCACTGTAAGTCCTGAAGGTCAGCTTATCGTTTATGACGAGTTGTATGTAGGTAGAGTGTTAGCTGTTGATTTGGCTAATATGATCTTAGAACGAGAAGCTGGAGATAAGATTAGTTATGGGGTACTAGACAGTAGTTGTTGGTATAACAGAGGGGATACAGGACCTTCTATTGCTGAGACTATGGTTAAGGAAGGTTGCAAGTGGCGTCCTTCAGATCGTAGTAAGGGTAGTAGAGTTGCAGGTAAGAACGAAATACATAGAAGGCTACAGGTTGATGAACTCACAGGACAGCCTCGTGTCGTGTTCTTCAATACTTGTGTCAACGCTATCTCTCAGATTCCAGCAGTTCCTATAGACCCTGATAATCTAGAGGATGTTGATACAGATTCAGAAGACCACATCTATGACGCTCTTAGATATGGAATAATGTCAAGACCGAAATTAGGTATTTTCGATATGGCCTCTAGTATGTTTAAGAAGACGTACCAGCCATCAGATAGTACTTTTGGATATTAGAGGATTTTAAATGGTTAAGTCAGTGGTAATAGCTGAACAAGAAGAGCAAGTCTATGAGAGTGATGAAATTCAGTCTGTAGAAAATAAAGATGTCTCTCCTGTAAGGAGTCCTCTAGTTCAATACGTCTATGATAAGTTCCACACAGCTGAAGATGGAAAGCTGGTTGATGAAGAAAGGGCCTTAAGAGCTTACAATAACTTTCGTGGGGTTTATAATTCTGATACACAGTTTACTGAGTCAGAGAAGAGCAGGGTTTTTATCAAGGTCACTAAGACTAAGGTAATGGCAGCTTACGGACAGATTATTGATGTCCTCTTTGGTAGCCATGCTTTCCCCCTTACTGTAGACCACACCACACTCCCTGAGGGCGTCACTGAGGACGTATCCTTCGATCCTATGGCCCCACCTAGCCCACAGAAGAAGCAGCCCATGATAGGGCCTGAGAAGCTTCCTCCGGGCACTACACAGAATAGCTTAATGCAGCTAGGACCTCTAGCTGACAATCT